TGCAAAATACGACCTTAGTAGAATTCGACCTGCGGGAGCCAGGCTCAAAACTTTTGGAGGACGTGCCTCTGGTCCCGGACCTTTGGATGAGCTTTTTAAGTTCACTATCGCCAAGTTCAGGGGAGCAGTGGGTAGAAAACTTACATCAATCGAGTGTCACGATATTCTCTGCAAAATCGGGGAAGTTGTTGTTGTCGGTGGTGTACGAAGATCCGCAATGATTTCTTTGTCGGACCTCGAGGATGACCGTATGCGGTCTTGTAAATCTGGAAACTGGTGGGAACAAAATGCACATCGGGCACTCGCTAACAACTCAGCAACTTATAACTCTAAACCAGAGATTGGACAGTTTCTCCAAGAATGGACAAGTCTATACAACAGCCACTCTGGAGAACGGGGAATCTTCTCAAGAGAAGCAAGTAAAAGCCAAGCTGCAAAGAACGGCAGACGTGATTCTAGTTTTGACTTCGGAACAAACCCCTGCTCAGAAATCATCCTGCGCCCCTACCAGTTCTGTAATCTCACGGAAGTGGTTGTACGGGCAGAAGATACTGTAGAGACGCTTGCTAAGAAGATCAGGATAGCAACGATTATGGGCACGTTCCAGTCTACGATGACTAACTTCCCTTACCTGCGTAAGGTATGGCAGAAGAACACAGAAGAGGAGCGCCTCTTAGGTGTGTCGTTGACTGGCATCTTAGACAACAAATGGATGGGAGAGGTAAGTGACAGCACTGCGAAGGCTCTTGAACAACTACGGCAAGTCGCCGTTGATACCAACGCTGACCTTGCAGCACGGTTGGGAATCCCTCAGTCTGCTGCGATTACTTGTGTCAAACCTTCTGGCACTGTCTCTCAACTTGTTGATTCTGCCTCTGGTATTCATGCTCGACATAGTCAGTATTATATTCGCCGTGTTCGTGGAGACAAGAAAGACCCTCTCTCGGCTTTTCTGAGCACTGCTGGTGTGCCTGCCGAAGACTGCGTAATGAGACCAGACAGCACAGTAGTCTTCTCATTTCCGATGAAGGCACCTGAAGGAGCAAGACTGCGTGATGATCTAACAGCAATTGAGCACCTCGATGTCTGGATGATGTATCAGCGTCACTGGTGTGAGCATAAACCGTCTGTGACCATCTCAGTCAAAGAAGATGAATGGATGGATGTCGGGGCTTGGGTGTTTAGGAACTTTGATGAAATCTCTGGTGTGTCTTTCCTGCCTTGGGCTGGTGGCACATACCGACAGGCTCCTTATGAGGAATGCACTAAAGAGCAATATGAAGAGATGCTCTCTAAGATGCCTAAAGAGATCAAATGGGACGACTTAGTCGAGGTAGATGACAATGTCGAAGGCGCACAAACATTGGCCTGCGTTGCCGGTCACTGCGAGATATGATATGTCAATACTTCTACACATCATCGGCGGCTGTATGGTTGGGTTTGAATATGTGGATGACTTTGAAGATGAGCACTGTGTTGTCATCGACCTGTTCATCCTCAGGATAATGGTTTTTTGGTAGTCTAGGGTGTAGGACTTAACAGGGCCTCTTAGGAGGCTCTTTTTTTATCCTAGATACATTGCTCTTTCGTGCTTCCGGCGTTTAACTAGACCAGGCAGTTCCTTACCACCAGCCTTAGTCCAAGCCATAAAACCTTCCGCAGCACCCTCAAAGTCGCCACGGTTGTGCTTCATGCGGATGGTTGACCTTTGGAGGTTGCCAAGCCCGACGTTGAAGGAGAAGGAAACCAGAGCGTCAAAGCGGCCTTGAGTAAGTCCACCTGGACAGAGGCGCAGAACACCTCGCTCGAATGTAGCCAAGTCATTAGCCAAGATAGCATCGACTTCTGCCATGCTAAGAACTCTGTCCCACTCTGGGGGAAGGGGTATATTTTTGCGTTCATCTATCTTCACCCTTATGTGGTTTGGGTCGATAACGTGTCCTACACCCACCGTCCAAAGCAAGGCAGGGCAACGGTAAGGTTTTGTCCTTACCCCTTCGTCTTTCTTGATGCCCTCAATCGCTTCCTTGCTAACTTTCACTTCTTACCCCATTGCCTACTTCCGAACCAAAAACTTACAATACCGCTTAGCAGAGCCATCTCATCTTCGCTAAAAATAACGTCCGTGGCGGCTATGAACTGCTCCACGGTCATGTCTCCAAGACCGCCTTTTAGCAAGAAGTAGGTCAGACCCATGTTGATTAGCACCAACTCTAGGACGAAGATAAAGGTAACCGCAGGACGCACGATACCGTTCAGGTTGACAACCCAGTTGGAAGCCCGAGCCATGATAGCCTTGTCGTGGTCTAAAGCGGCACTCTGGCGGTCTGCATCGGTCTGGAGGGCAATCTGGTCTGTCCTGATCTCCTCGACCTTCTGCTGGGCTAAAAAGCCCCTCTCTGCCAGTGCCAGTTCACGCTCAGTCTGGATCTGGGCTAGTTTAAGTTCCTGAGCCTTATCTGCCCTGTCTTGGAAGAAGTTTAGTACCTGTGGCAGTCCAGAGGCAAAGAAGCCGATAGCGGAGGATATAAGCGATAGCATTACAGGTGTCCTTTAAAGATGTAGTAAGTAGTGACTATGAATAGCGATGCCAAAAAGCAGTAAATCTTGAGTTCATTGAGTTTCTTTAGATCCCTTCCAAACTCATCAGTTAGGTTCTTGTTGTCTGCCAAGATACGCTGTTTAATGGCTTCTACCTCAGTCCAGGCAGCAGGTCCGTGCTTCTCGATGATGTCTCTTTTGAGTTCTTCTTCTATCTGCTTAATTTCGTACAACCCACGCCATTCCTCAACGGCAGAGAACACAGAGGTATCTTTGGGCCTGTTTAGTTGCTTCTTGCGGAAGGCGGCTCTGGCCTGCACATCAGCCTTGCCAAGGTCTTGGATGTCCTTGGTGACTGACTCCAGTTCCTTACCTACCGCCAATGCCTCTTTGATGCCAGCGACAGCAGCCTTGGCAACTTGAGTGACTGGTTCGCTCATGTTACTGGCCTAGTTCTTGAATATATCTTTCAAGATCAACACTACTTGGTGTAGCTGTCTGTTCCTGCTGTTGTGGTTTATTAAACAAATTATCTATTTCTGTAATGTACTCAGAATCGATAATCCCAGACTTGTTTAACTGGTCTACTATTTTTGCAGCCGTTGCGCCAGCAATCTTAGGCTGTTTAGAAGCCTTAGCCAAACCTGCTAAAGCATCCATTGCTTCCTTATTCGTAGATGCCTTAGCCAATAAACGTGGCGTAAGAATAATAGCCCCGGCAGTTGCAAGAGATTGTGGCAAGTTTTCACCAATTCTGTTTTGAACATCTTCAGGCAACGCTAAATAACCAAGTGTTCCAGCAGCACCAGTAAAAGCAACACTGGCTCCTCTAGTACGCAAGTAAGAAGCCCCTGCCGTTTCTCTTGTTAGTCCAATATCAGCGGCATTTAGCACCTCTTGAATCTTTGGTGCCTCGTTCCTGTACAGTTTATAAAATGCCTTTTTTAGGTCTGGGTTGTCATTTAAATTCTGATTAAACTTTAAAATCTTCTCTGGAGTAGATAAGTTTGTTTCTAAAAAAGAATATTTTAAATTACCCAAAGCCTCAGTAGATTCTTTTCCAGCCTGCCCAGCATACTTATCAACAGCAGATAGCGCCTTATAAAGATCAGTAAACTTTTCAGCCTCTGTTAAATCAGCCAAATAAGCACCTACTTTAGATGGAGACTTTTGCATTGCTGTAACAATTGTTTCATTAAACAACGAATTTTGACCTTCTTTGTATAGCCCCTTGACACGATTGTATTCATTAATTGTATCTTTTGATAAGGGTGTCTCAACAACAAAAGGATTAAACTGTTCTGGTCCTGTTGATACGGTCGTTCTTTGCCCAGGCGCTACAGGAACATATTGCATTTTTCGTTTTTCTAATGCTGCCCTACGCTGTGGTGTATCAGCCGCAAGTTGAACAGCATCATCCATTGCCTTTTCAAAATTAACAGCATACTTAGTATACGCAGCGCCTTTTGTAGTTGTGCCCTTTCCTGGCTGCACTAAATCGTTAGCAGAACCTGAAAAGTTACTACGTAAATCATGGGCAACTCCAAACTCAACAAAGTCATCTTGTGCAAGAACATCATCAAGAACTGCTTTACGTTCTCCAGCAGCCCCCTTAAATTTTGATTTTGCTAACTGATCATACTCTTGCTGCGCTGCTTTTTTTACACCACGAATATCAACATAAACACCATTGTTTTGTGTCAAAGACTGATAAAATGGCCTGTATTTATCTTTAAAAGCATCCCGTGCTGTGGTTATTAAACCTTGAAAGTTTTCCCCAGCCGCTAAAGTTAATGGCTGTTCTGTTGCCAATGCTTGTTTAAAACTATCTGATGTCTGTAAAGTATTTTTAACATCTTGCACACCTTGTGTTATAGCAGATTTAACACCTTCGGTTTGCTTTGCAAAGGCTGCCGTTCCAGAAGGACCGCCTTTAATAATATTTTCAATTATTTGAGTCGTTGTGTCCCCGGTAAGCTGACCTCTCGTTAAAGTAGCGCCTTTTTCTGAAAAGAATCTTTGAGCCGCTAATCTTGGATCTGTAGTGGCAGGGTCTCCCCCGCCAAACTTATTTAGTTGTTCTTTACCGACTTTTAAGGCTTTTCCACCAACTATCACTGAAAGGTTTCCACCTAGGTCCCAAGCAGCGTTTTCAACTAAGTTTCCAACTAGTTGTTTTCCAAAGTCGGTTGTAAATACGTTTTTGCCTGTAAGACCTGCTTCTCCAAAAGTTCCTAATGCCGACCCAACACTTGACCCAGCCAAAGAAGGTAGTAAGGCTCTTGCCGTTGTTCCTGGCTTTCCTAGTTGAGCAATAGGACGTATTAATCGTGCCTCTGGAGCAACAAAAGGAGCAATACCTCCAACAAGTGCAAGTGCAGCAGGAAGACCTGTCTGATCTTCAACTGGTCTTATATCAGGAAAAATAGGAGGTGAGATAGAAGCAGCCACATCAGAAACAAAACGACCACCTCTTTGTTCTTGCTGCCTTGCTGCTTGAGCAGCGCCAGGGCCTGGTCCAATAGTCTGACCCCCAGCACGCTCTAAATTGCGGATATATTCTTCAAGATCAATCGCCATTGTTAAAGCCCCAATTCTTTTTGGATTGCAAGACCTTCTTGTGCTTCTTCTCTGGATGCTGTTTTATTTGCTGCTTTTCTTTGGATTGATCTCAGTCGTGCAATTTTATCTCCAAATTGTGCTTGAACAATATTTGCATTAGTATTGTACCTATCTTTCTGCGGTAGAGATGCTAACTTTTCATATGTTAAAGTTTGGGAAGTAATTTCGTCTCTTATATCGCCTAGAAGTTTTAATATTGTTCCTGCTTCTTGATTTAAATTTGGCTTACTTTTAACCAACTGGTCAAGTTCTTTAACTGCCAAAGAGCCAGGAAACGCTTTTGCAATTTGCTGAACGAGTTTAGACGAAATAGCATTAATGTATTCAGAATCTGGAGCACTAGAGCCGATTGGAATTCCAAAAGCTCCTAAAGCCTTTGATAAACCCAATTTACCTTCTGCAAACTTTCCAGTAAACGCATTAGGGACAATCCTTTCTACTTCACCTATTTGACGAAGCAGTGGTTTTGCAGAGTTATATGCTTGACCGGCTTGTGTCCATGCTTCTGCCTGTCCTTTAGCATCTTGTGCAGCAAAAGCCTTATCAAAAGCACTGCCTAAATCAATATTAGTTCCTTTAGCTTTGCTTTGTTTCAACTCTGCTTCATCACGTTCTGCTCTAAACCGTCTAGCACCCTCATCAGTACCAAAGTCTCGAATTAACTCATTTAGACGAGTACGATCAGCAATGGTTAGAGGCGCTTCTGTTTTCTCCCTAGTTGCTTGAGCCAAGGACGCTATACCAGCAGCCTTTCTCTGGAAGCCCTGCATCTGCTCAGCCTCTAACTTAGCAGCTTGCACAGCAGCCTGTTGAGCCAAGGTAGTTACACCCAACCTAGCTGCAGAGGAAGATAACTTCTTAAAGAACTCTGGTGAAGAGGCATCGCCACCTGAGGCATCTAAGGCTTCTTGGTAGGCTTGCTGTCCCAACTGTGCCTGCTGTAGTCTTGGGTCCTGCACCGAAGGAAGTCCAAATAAAGTATTGACAACACCACCCAAGGCCTGACCCATTTGCTGGCCTGATCTAGCAGCACCAAGATTAATAATCTGCTGAGGGGTTAACTTAGCCTGCTCTAGTAATCCACGCTCACGTTCAGCCTCAATAGCCTGCTGTATCAACTGAGGATTATAAGAACCAAATAATGTTTGCTCTGCCATTTCTATTTCCTTTAGTAAGGGCTGTAACCACCACTCATGTTTTCAAAGCCTGAAGATGATCCATAATAACCACCTGATGTATCGATGTCAGGGTTATAGGCAAAACCACTTCCACTACCTGCTCCCATTGGATAATATGGAGTTGCTTGGCTTATAGGTGCTGGTGCTTGTTGTTGACCAAATCCTAGTTTTCCAAAAAAGTCTTTCATTAGGTTTTGACTAACAAGATTTTTAGCACTAATCTCCCCTAGTTGACCACCAAGTCTGGTCTGTGCTGAGGCTAAACCACCACGCAGGAGTGCTTCTCCAGCAGTAGCGCCAGCAGTGGCTGTCCTACCACCCAACTGAGCACCAATATCAAGGGGTTGCTGACCTGCCTGCTCAAGCAATGAAGATAAACCAAACTGAGTCTGGAATGGTGACAATGCAGTTGTACCCAGTTTAGCGGCTTCGCCAAATAAACCAGTTCCATAAGTAATACGGTTTCTTGCTTCTTGTTCTGCCTGTGCAGCCAATTGCAGGTCTTGTGTGCGCCTTGCAGTAGCCAATGCAGCCAACTCAGGCTGACCTACATCACCAATGTTGAGGCCTGCACGACCACGACCAAACACAGAAGCACCTAAGCGTTGCTCTTCACGCTGACGGATAGGGTCAAGCATTGCATACTGTTCTTGCAAATACTTGCTACGGGCCTGCTCTGGGGTCTGTGCAAGATATTGCTGACCAAGACCAAACAAGGTCTGAGAAGGCGCTACAGCCTGTTCTGCAAGCCCTAGGCTGTCTCCGTAGAGGGTAGATAGCCTGTTTTGAAGAGCCTGTATCTCTGGCGATGTAGTATAACTAGCACCACTAAGACGGCCTTCAGGACCGTACTGAAACTGTGATTGTCCAAACCTAGTAGAGATGCCTACGGGCCTAAACCGGGCTTCTTCGGCTGCTAATTGTGCAGCACGTTCTTGAGCATCGGCTGCATACCTACTTGCGGCTGCTTGTTCTGCCGCTGCTTTTCTTGTAGCCCGTGCGCCTATGGCTGATCCAATTACGCTGCCTATTGCGTTACTCATTTAGATTACCTCTTTTTCTAAAATGTATCCAGTTAGTTTAAAACCAAACTTCTTCTCAAATGCTTTATAGTTACGCTTAGTGCCCATGATTATCTTCTTGTAGCCTAACTGCTTTGCTAGTTCATTGAGATAGATATTCCAGTAGTACCCATCACCATAAACTTGCAGAGCAACTAAAGCATCGTCATGCTCAGTCCAAGACATAAAACCATGTTCATTTTCAACTAAGTTGTCTAATCTTATTCTGGTATCTTTAGACTTAGTTAGGTATTCTTTTATTTGTTCTTTATTCATCAAGTCTTCATGATGTAGCAAAGAGCATAGTACGGGGGCAGATTAGCGTTAGTGCCTGAAGAACCTGTAGTAGAAATAGATGTACTAGCAGTAATTCCTGTAACAGCAGTTCCTGTTCCCGGCGATAAACTAAAATCTTCATCAGATCCAGCACTAGCATTTAAAGCATTATTATCTACTGCTCCTGTTGAATCTGTTGGAACACTATGTTTGTGTCCGGGGTCTGTAATAGTTGTAGTTCCAGTGTGCGTATGACTTACAACGATAGCATTAGCAGAGCCGCCAGTATTGCCTACTGCGTAAGTAGAACCGGCACCAACAACAAACTTGTCTCTTAAGTCTGGTGTTGAGTTAGAACCATTACATAATACCCATCCACTAGGTATAGCCGCAGCAGAACCAGACCAGATAATAATACCGCCACTAGGAAATACTGTTGTTATAGCCGCAGCAACAAAGGCTGTGGTAGCAATCTGAGTTGTGTTAGTCCCAGAAGACGCTGTAGGCGCTAACGGAGTGCCTGTAAGAGTAGGGCTATTGCTGTCTG